GCGCTATGACTCACCGCCTTTCGGGTCTTCTCCGGTCTACTACCTCCGGATTAATCTCCAGTCCAGTTGCCAGGACCTTTGTTGTAGTCAGCCGCAGGACCAGGACCGAGATCCAGTTTGGTCCACGTTACGCCGCGTGCTTCGGCTTGTTTACGTTGCTCGGCAATGTACGCCTGTAGCTCTTCTCGTTGTTTTTGTGTTGGCTTCATATTAGTATATATCAGTATCGTATTCGTTTAACTCAGTTATGTATTTGTCGTGGTACAGATCTTCAAGATATGTAAAGAAGTCTTGTAGCTGTTCGTGTGTGTCTTTAGAATGTGTGTTCATATTACTTAGTATTAGTTTGTTTGTAGAATTCGATTCGGTCTAGTACATCTTGTCTGGTTAGTTCACCTTTCATCTGTTGTAAGATGTATCCAGTCATATCGATTTGTTTTCCGTTAGAACATGTTAGTGTGTAAATCATAGTAGTAGTATTTATTTGTTACATTAATATTATCGGGTAAGATCCGTAGTTAGTTTGCGGTGGTTACATTCACAAGAATGGTTACACATACACAGAAAATTGAATAGGCAATTAAGAAATTTTTTGTTGACATATTTATTATTTATTTGTTACATATATATTATCATAACCACTACGTATTCCGCTTGCGATGCTATACGCGCTGCGCTGCGCTCCGCTGTGCCAGGGCTAGAGCCCCCGGGAAAAGCTAAAAGATCTGGCGTAACTGCCTGGAAACCTGGTATATATGCGGCCAAAGCTTGAAAACGCTGGGGGGCTGGGCAAAACAAAACGGAAAAGGTAAAGCGCTGACAATCAGTAAGTTAGGGGGTAGCCCCGTAGCTCTCAATATCTAACAATTTTTCAAAAACAGTGACATTAGCTAATTAAGTATCTATAATAAGTGGCTTATGTCGCCTTCTGAAGTATAATTTAAGGTTGTAAAATAAGAATATTATACGTAAATATACTACTGTATATACTTATTCAAAAATGGCCCAAAAATTATCACTAAAAGCGGCTAGGGCTAAGGCCATAAGAGATAAAAAATACGCTATGACGCCTGATCGTAAGCGTAAAAAAGCCCATGCTCAGCGCGAAAGACGCAAATGTAACCCTGGAAAAGGGTGGGATTGGGACCATGAAGATGGAAAATGGGAAAAAGTAAGTGCTAACCGCGGTAATGAAGGCAATGGCACTAAAAGTGAGGGTAAAAAACGCTATAAAGTTCCCCCTAAAACTAGATGTACAACTACACCGAAGAAAAGAAAATAATAAATGGGGTTAATTTATAATTATCCATACGATAATGACGTTCAAGACAGTGACGCTTGGATAGGTACAAACCAGCCAAATAGAAAAACTAAGCAGTACACTGCATTGGCTGTGGCTAATTATTTAAATACCCAAGGCAAAATTTCTATTGCAGGTCAAATGACCTATAAATTTGTAACTTCACCATATGTTGATCCTGGAACTATTGCATTTCCAGCCGGTGGGGGCAGTGGTACAAATTTTTCGGCTATAACAACATTGGTAATTGCCGATACAGACCTTGGTAGCCAAAACGTAGTAAACTTTCTTACTTATTTAGTTGGTGGTACTATACTAATAGTGCATCAACAAGATATTAGTGTGTTTGGTCATTATACGGTGGATTCATATTCTACTACCGCAACACCAGGTTTTCATGTATTTACATTGACACAGCTTGGTAGTGCGGGAGCAATTGAAGCAAATGAGGTATATGACATTGCATCGTTTTTTACAGCAGAAACGGGAGATAAAAATTATATTTTTACTCAAATTGCCGCGGCTGCAACTTGGAATGTAACGCATAACTTAAATAAATATCCATCAGTTTCAGTAGTTGACTCAGGAAATAACTGGGTTGTTGGAGATGTAGAATATATAAACGAAAATCAATTAACAATAACTTTTAATGCGGCTTTTTCAGGTAAAGCTTATCTAAACTAACACAAAATGGCAAAATATTTAGTAAACATTGATTTAAACAATAATCAATTACAAAATGCAGCATTGCATCCAGTGGGCACGGCCCCTTCTTCACCCGTAGAAGGTCAAGTTTATTTTGACACAAGTCCCGGTGATAAAGAAATGTATTTTTGGAATGGCACGGCATGGATAGCTATGGGCTCTCAGGGTGATATTACAGAAATTCAATCATCAACCACCAATCAATTAACTGTAACAAACGGTACTGGACCAATACCGTCTTTAGCAATTGTAACAGGCGCTGTAACTAATGGCGGAACTGCTCTTGCTACTGGTGATCAAATCTATGATTTTGTTACTGGTCTTGGCTATGTTGAAAGTGTAGGCGTAAATAACTCTACATTTATTAACTTAGTTGATAGTGGGACGGCTGCTGCTCCAGATCTTACAGCTTCATTGTCGGCCACTGGCACACCAGATAGCACAAAGTATTTACGAGGTGACAATACATGGTCCGCTATTAGCGGTATATATTCTTGGACCGTTGCAGGTGATACCGGGTCAGAAACTATAATTAATGCAGACACTGTTACTTTTGCTGGTGGTACAAATGTTACAACGGCTTACGACACTGGAACAAATACGTTAACGATAAATTCTACAGACCAATACGTTGGTACTGTAACAAGTGTTGGAACAGGCAACTCAACATTTATTTCTGGTTCTGGTGGGCCAATTACAACTTCTGGTTCTTTAACATATAGCTTAAGTGCAACAGGAACACCAAGCTCAAGTACATATCTTCGAGGTGACAATACCTGGGCTACCTTACCCGCCGACACTGACAACTATGTAGATTCTATCAGCTTCAGCACTGCAACAGGTATTTTAACCCTTGGAAGAACTGGCGCTCTTGCGGATTTAACTCAAAGTTTAGATGGGCGCTACTTAATAGGCAACCAAACAATTACTCTTTCAGGAGAAGTAACTGGGTCCGGAACAACATCTATTTCAACTACCGTTGCAAATAATGTTCTTGATATTAATAACTTCACAGCGGCTACTATTGTAACAGAAGCTGAAGGTATTGCAAACAATGATAATGATACCACGTTGCCAACCTCAGCGGCGGTTAAAGATTATGTTGACAATGCTATTGTTGGCGGTCTTGTTTATCAAGGCGGTTATAATGCTGCAACAAATACACCAGACTTAGATTCTTCGCCAAGCGCAAGTATTAAAAAAGGTTGGACTTATACTGTAACCGCGGATGGTAGTTTCTTTACTGAACAAGTACGCGTAGGTGATGTGTTAATTGCTGAAGTTGATGCTCCGACAGCTTTAGCCGACTGGACCACAGTACAAAATAATATTGATCTCGCAAGCGCTTCTCAGGTTGGTATTGGTAATGTTGCCGCGGGAACTGGAATTAGTGTTTCTTATTCATCTGGTACAGCCACTGTAACAAACACTGATACTAACTCTGCTAATACAGCCACCGGAACAATTACTGCCGGTAATACTTCTGGAACTGTTACACATAGCTTTGGAATAAATACTATAGTTCAAACTATTGATTCATCCGGAAATACTGTATATTGCGATATTGCAAGAACAACAACTTCAGTAACTGCTTCAATCAGCGCGGCGCAATCCGGTAATATAACTATCCTTGTTCAGAAAATTGGATAATTAATTAAACACAATTAAATGGCAAATAAGTTTCTAACAAATATAGAACTTGATGCTGGTCTTGTAGACGGTAGTAACTCAACTGGAACTTCTGGTTATGTGCTATCGTCTACCGGTACGGCAACAAGCTGGGTTGACCCTGCAGCATTATCAGTAGGAGAATCTGAACAAGTACACATTGCTTGTAAAAATACTTCTGGTGTTGCTATCAGCAAAGGTGATCCTGTATATATAACTGGAACTGTAGGAACATCTTATATAATTGAAATAGCAAAGGCAGACGCTAGTAATTCAACTAAAATGCCTGCCGTAGGGCTCGCAGAAACTGATTTAGCTAACAACGCAGAAGGATATGTTATTGTATCTGGTGTTCTTAAAAATTTGACAACAGATCCTTTATCTACTGGTGATGGCACGCCGTCTTCGAATAATACTGTATATGTAAAAGCTGGTGGTGGTCTTACAAAAACAAAACCAACCGGTAGTGGCAACTTGATTCAAAACGTTGGTAAGGTTGGCAGGGTAAATTCAGCTAATGCTGGTTCTCTTGCGGTATCAACCATCATGCGTACTAATGATGTGCCTAATCTTACAACGGGTAAGATATGGGTTGGATCATCTACATACACCACTGAGTCTACTGTTGTCCACTTAGACGAAAGCAATGGGCGCATGGGAATTGAGACAAATAGTCCTGGGGCTACATTACAGGTTGGTGATGGTAGTTTTGATGCTAATGCAAGAGTTTTCCACAGCGACTCAACCTACACAGAGATGCGTGGTTATGGGATTGTTACAAACAGAAACAATGCTTATATAAGACCTCTAGGAGATAAGACACAAGTTTTATCAATAGGTAATGATAATAATACTTGGAACTATATAGCTCATAACGCTAACTATCATACCTTCTCAACAGACCTAGCTGAAAGAATGCGTATTCATTTAGGAGGGAAAATACAGTTTAATACTTACGGCTCAGGAACATTTACAGGCACAGCAACACAGCGTTTAGGAGTAGACTCATCCGGTAACGTTATAGAAATCCCTATTGGATCAGGCCCTGTTGATGGGTCAGGTGCAGCTGGCCAAGTTACATTCTGGACTGATGCCGATACAATCAGTGGCGAGAATGATCTGTATTGGGACAGTACAAATAATGAACTTGGGATTGGAACAAATAACCCAAGTTATAATTTGCATATTCTTGACGCTGATCCTTATATAGCTTTAAATGGGACCGCTAATTCAGATGATATTAGTTTATTATATCACAAAGGAGGCACATTGAATTTAATTGCCCGCTTCAGCTCTACGGTTGGAGGAGGGGTAGATATTGTATCACGGAATAACACCGGAGACACGGACCTTGCAAATTTTGATCCCTCCGGGCAATTAGCATTACCACAATACGGCGGGGGTACTTTTACAGGTACTGCTACTAAAATGCTGGCTGTTGACACCGCTGGTAATGTTATTGAAGAAACTTTGCCTGGTGGTGGAATAACAGGATCTGGGGCTAACACAAGGCTTACAATATGGAGTGGCACAAGCACGGTAACTTCTGATTCAACTTTAACTTATAATACAACAACAGATGCTTTATATGTTGGTAACGTTATATATGGAACGAGTGATACTGACACTGGTATTAGTTGGCCTGGTGGTAATACTTTAAGATTTATTGCTGGGGGCAATACAAGACTTACTGTTGAAACAGCTGGGATTACAGCGGGTGTTGCTACGGTATTTGACAGTAGTATTGAATTAAACAGCACGTTAATTGATATCAATGGATCAACTGGAACTAGTGGTCAAATTCTATCTTCAACAGGATCTGGTGTTGATTGGATTGATTCACCATCCGGCGATAATTATTATGTAACAGGAGCATCATTTAGCACAAGCACTGGTGTATTAACAATAACAGGAAACAATGCTGCTGTAGGTGCCACTGTAGATTTAGATGGTAGATTTTTACTTGATACAACAGATACATTTACAGGAGCGCTTACAATTAATGGAGATATTAGGGGAAATGGACAGCAGCTTGTTTTAAATGCTGGCGAATCTTATTCTTATGCCACTGGTCAAACAAATGAGTTTGTATATATAAATGCAGAAAGTGGCCTAGAAATAAATTCATCACCTGATAACTGGGCTAGTGGTTGGGCAGGAAGAAATACAACAACAATAAATGACACGAGTGGTAATTCTACTTTTGCTAATGACATTTCTGTATTAGGCGGTGATATTGTATTAGGTGGCACAGGGCGTATTCAAGGAATTGATACAGTAAGCGCTGGTACTGATGCGGTAAACAAAAACTACGTAGATAATAATTTTGTAGCAGATACCGACACTCTTTGGTCGTTTGACGCGGACGGGGCTGGAACATCACAAAGTATTACCGTTGGTGATAGCGTTTGGTTTGAAGGTTCAAATGGTATTACATTTACATCTGGTACAGGGCCGGTAGGTTTTGATCATCAAGTTGGTGCTACTTTAGACGCAACAGGTGTTAGTGCAGGCTCTTATACAAACGCTAATATTACAGTCGATGCCTATGGTAGAATATCCGCGGCATCTAATGGAACAAGCGGTGATATCACGGGTGTAACAGCGGGCACTGGTTTAAGCGGTGGAGGTTCATCTGGGACAGTAACTCTTAACCTTGACCTAGGCGAATTAACTGTTGGTGGCACCTTAGTTGCTACAGATTATTTAATTGCTGAAAATGGAGGTACAGATAATCGCCAATTAATTTCTGATATACCATTAAGTATATTCAGCAATGATGCGGGTTGGACTTCAAATAGTGGAGACATTACGTCTGTTACCGCCGGAACAAACTTAAATGGCGGAGGTACTTCTGGCGCTGTAACTTTAAACTTAGATTCAGCAATTAGCTTAACTTCGGCAACCTTTGGGTCAGGGGTTACTCTTACAGAATCTACAGATAGAGCAGATTTACTATATATCAACAGTTCAACCTCATCATGGGGCGGTCTTCAAATAGGCAATACATCAAACGAGTTTATATTCTCTTTGATGGGAGATGGAACTACAGGTGGTATTTATGATGATCAAAATTCTGATTGGCTTATTCAATGGACTGAAAACGCAGGTGTTAGATTATACCATAATGCTGGGCAAAAGCTTACAACAACTTCTACTGGAATAACAATAACTGGTGAGATTGTAACCACAGCCGGGAATTCTACAAACTGGACTACAGCCTATAACAATTCAATTACCTCTGCTGCTGTAACCGGTACAACTACAAAAACACTTACACTCAATCAACAAGACGGAGGCACAGTTACAGCTAGTTGGTCCGACGAAACAGGAAGTAATAACTATGTTACCGGGGCTAGTTTTTCAACACTTACCGGGAATTTAACTTTAACCAGAAGCGGGCTTACAGATATTACAACATCGCTAGATGGTAGATATTTAACAGGAAACGAAACAATAACTTTAAGTGGGGACGTAACTGGAAGTGGCACAACATCAATTTCTACTAGTATATCCGCAAACGTAGTTGGGGCTGCCGAATTAAATGTATCTGGTAATGGTACTTCTGGTCAAGTATTAACGTCTGATGGTGATGGTACTTTTTCATGGACAACACCCACTACCGGAGATATTACCGGAGTTACGGCTGGCACTGGTTTAAGTGGCGGTGGTTCTTCAGGAACTGTTACGCTTAATCTTGATCTTGGTGAATTAACTGTAGGAGGAACGTTGGTTGGAACAGATTATTTAATCGCGGAAAACGGAGGAGTTGATAATAGACAATTGATTTCTGATATACCGTTAAGTATATTTAATAATGACCAGGGGTGGACAAGTAACACTGGTGATATTACTGGGGTAACCGCTGGAACAAACCTAACAGGAGGTGGTACGTCTGGAACTGTAACTCTTAATATGGCCACAGGTGGTATTGGGGCCGGGGTCTATGGCTCAACCGCAGATGACACTAAAATTGACACAATTACAGTTGACGCTTATGGAAGAGTAACCGCTGTAGCAACAGGTGCAACCGGTGACATTACGGCTGTTACCGCAGGAACAGGTCTATCAGGTGGTGGTACATCTGGAAGCGTAACATTAACAAATTCAGATCCGGGATCAGCTCAAAATATATTTAAAAACGTTGCTGTATTAGGCCAAAGCACCGTTGTTGCAGATTCAAACAATGACACGCTTAACTTAGCTGCTGGTAATAATATTGCCATAACAACAAGCGCAAGCTCAGACACCGTAACATTTGCGGCTAAAACATTAGATGTTTACAACATGTGGTTGGCTTTTAAATCTCCGGCTGGTGGAAGTACTTACGCAAATTGGCGTGGAGTAGGTGGTCATGGATCTACGTTGGAGCTAACTTCTAAATTAATTGTTCCGTATTCGGGTAATTTAGATATAGTTAAAATTACATCAGATGTAAGCGTTAGTGGGGTTTCAATGACATTGTACAAGGGGTCTGGAACATCTGTATGGGCTTCTGGTAGCTTTAACTTAACAGCTAATACAGTATATTCAATGTCTCCATCAAGCGCGGCTGTTACTGCAAATGATTTACTTTATTTACAATTTAATTATCCGTCCAGCGCCACTCTTACATATGCTATAACAATGGGATTTTTATATGATTAAAATTTAAAAACAAAAAAATGACAACTTTTAGCTGGGATTGTACAAACGTCGAAGTTTTATTGACAGAAAAAAATTATAGTAACGTTGTGTACAATGTTAATTGGGTGTTAACCGGTACGTCTGATCAATTAGATGGAGAAAGTAATCCATATACAAGTTCACTAGATGGATGGCAAATATTAAACACAGACAATATTACAGAGTTTGTTCCATTTGCTGATTTAACAAATGCTATAGTCACACAGTGGGTTAAAGATACTATGGGTTTAGATCAAGTTTCATTACTTGAGTCAAACATTGAAAACGCCATTAATATTCAAATAAACCCCATTACCGCTGAAATGACAATAGGATCTTAATAAAGTAAAAACCAGTAAAAACAAGTAATATACTTAATATAACCAATGTTAAACTTTTAAAACCAAAACCATGACGTTTTATTACAAAACCACATCTTGGAGCGGTAGCCCAAGTGTGAACCAAGAGACCATTGAATTTTGGAAGCATTTAGCGACCAAAGCTAACTGGCGAATTGTGCAATTACCAAATGGGTACTATCAAACCGAATACAAAAATCCCGAGTGCGGCTGTGATCCAGCAAAAGATCATGACTGCAATAATTGGATGGATGTTACAAGGCGAGAAACAATTGAAGCAGCTGAACGTGCTATCGATGCATCGGTAGAACATTACAGCAAAAAAGTTGAATTCTCAAAAGGACCTGTAGTGGTAAAAACCTTTAAGTAACAATTACTATAATTTAATTTAATTTAATCATGTCAGACGCTATTGTCAAAAATCTTAACTTCGGCGACGAAGCTAGGAAACAAGTATTTAAAGGTATTGAAAAACTCACAAAAGCCGTTAGCTCCACTTTAGGGGCTAGCGGTAAATGTGTGATGTTAGAAGACAATACTGGAAAGCCATTAATTACAAAAGACGGTGTAACTGTTGCTGATTCAATTGTTTTATTGGATCCAGTTGAAAATATGGGAGCTACGCTATTAAAAGAAGCAGCTCGTAAAACAGTACAAGAAGCCGGAGACGGAACCACTACAGCAACTGTATTGGCCCATGCTATTTTAGAAGAAGCATATGCTGTAGGCGACAAAGTAAGCTTTAGAGACTTAAAAAACGGTATTAATTTAGCCGTAGAAAAAGTTGTAAAATATTTAGAAAATATTTCTGTCAAAGTCGAAGGAGACATGATGGACCAAATAGCAACAATATCAACAAACAATGATCCTGAGCTTGGCAAAATTATTGCAAATGCTTTTAGATCGGTTGATAAAACAGGTGTTGTTATGATGGAAACCTCAGCATCAGGTAAAACCGAAATGGAAGTTATAGAAGGAGTTCAATACGAAAAAGGTTTAAAAAACTCTCACTTTATAACAAATAAACAAAAGAAAACAGCGGAGCTTGATAATCCGCTTGTGCTATTAGTTGAATCACCAATTGAATCTATTAGACAAATTCAATCAGTATTAGAGTTTGTTATAAAAAACAATAAGTCTTTACTTATTATTGGTGATGTTGAGCAAGGTGTTTTATCAGCGCTTGCGATGAACAAATCAAAAGGCACTATAAAGGTAAATATTATAGACGCACCGACATATGGTATTAATAAGCAACAAATGCTTAGTGATCTTTCACTGCTTACCGGCGCAACTATTATAAATGAAGACTTAGGTGATGATATGGATTTAATACAACCTGATCACCTAGGCGCGTGTTTAAAATCTATAACAACTTACGAACAAACTGTTTTGCAAATAGAAAGCCAGTCTCAAGAAGTTTTAGATATAATTTTAGATATTAAAAATAAACTAATTACTGAAAAACACCCTAACGAAATTGTAAAGCTTGAACGACGCTTATCAATGCTTGCTGCTAAAATTGCTACAATAAAAGTTGGTGCAAATTCAGATATTGAATTAAAAGAAAAAACAGATAGGGTAGAAGATGCCATCTGTGCTACTAAAGCTGCGATTAAAGAAGGTATAGTCCCTGGCGGCGGCATTGCTTTACTTAATGCTTCTAACTACATAAAACCAAAATTAATTGGCGAAGAAGTTTTATTAAAAGCAATTAAAGCGCCTTTTAATACCATTTTAAGAAACGCGGGTATTGAAAATTATGAAATGCCTAAAACGCGCGGTAGAGGTTTAGATGTGGTTACAGGCAATATGGTACATATGATTAAATCTGGAATTATCGATCCTCTACAAGTTACCAAAAGTGCGTTACAAAACGCAGCTTCAGTAGCCACAACAATATTGTCAACAGATTGTGTAATTAATAATTTACGAATCAATGAAGGCAATAGGTAAAAATTTAATTATACAAAAAGCAAAAGAAGGAACTACTGAAACAAAAGGTGGCTTACTTCTTGCTGAAACACATAAAAACGATATTAGATACCATAAAGCCACAATTATTTCTGCGGGTGATGAAGTAGCCGGAATTAAAAGTGGAGATATTATTTATTACGATAAGCATGCTGGTCATCAAATAGAGTTTGAAAAAAATATATATCACGTAATTAAAGCATCAGATGTTGTTGTTGTTTTATGAAAAGGCTGGAAGCAAGTGATTTAAAAGAAATAGGCTTGTTAAAACACTACAGAATTATTAGAAAGTGGGCTTGCAAAAACAACAACTTAACTGATGGAGATCTTGAGCTTTTGTTATATTTAGAATGTATTGGACATTTTAGTAAACAAGACTTTATAGATGGTGTTTATTCGTATTCTTGGGATAATAGAAGATGGAATAGATTGCTTAAGCAAGGCTGGATTGTTGTATGGAGACATAGAAATAGAACAACCCAAAAGTACAATATATATGAAGTTTCTTTTAAGTTTAAAATTTTAAGTGCTAAAATATATAGAATAATGCTTGGTGAAGAAGATTTGCCTATAAGCGAAAGAAGAAATAAAATAATGCGCGGTAAAACATATACTGATAAAGTTTTAAAAACCGCAATAAAAAATGTAAATAACGACAAAACTAGATGGCTATGAATGATTTCATGTATAACCCAATGGCAGTTCGCCAACAACCTGTTGACCCAATGGCAGTTCGCCAGCAGCCAATGCCTATGGCAGCGGTGCAATCTAAAATGGGACTAATGGCAGACCCAATGGTTCCTATGCCTCAAAACCCAGCGGTATATAACAATGCAGGCGCAATTAATACTGGTATAGCTATGTATGGATCTCCTGAAATGAGACAAAATAGTGTAATGATGGTAGATCAAAATGGAGATGGTAAAGTAACTTATGGTGATGTAATAGAGGCCAGAATAAATGGATATAAAGAATAAATAATATAACTACAAATATGAAAAGAGAAACTTCACCTGCAGTAAAAAAAATTGAAACTAATGGCATTACAGGGGCAAATGCCCTATGGGATGGGCCACTAGATGTTAGCGAATTTCCAATGGGCAAAGGCTCTAGTTCTGGTAAAAACGGAATGGAAGTAAGCAAATACTATTGTGGTTGTGATTCATTAAAAGCACCTATTACTAATCGCGCAATGGGGCGTGGAAAAATGGTAAGATAATGGCTGACAAGAGTAAAATGGCTTGTAATAAGCCAATGAAATCTGATCGCCCTAAAAAGAAAAAAATGGTTAAAGCCTGCGAAGGTGGTAAAGAAAAAATTATTCATTTTGGGCACACTGATTATGGACATAATTACTCTGCTGCTGCGCGCAAATCTTTTAAAGCGCGCCATAAATGTAGTACAGCTAAAAGCAAATTAACCGCTCGTTACTGGTCTTGTAAAAACTTATGGGCTGGTAAAGGCGGTAGTACTAAATCAAACCCAAAAGGTGTTCGCGGAAAATATTAATCATGGCTTTCAAAATCAACCCACCATACAGTACAGATAACATGTACACTCAAATAAGATTTGCAGATCTTGGCAAAGGCATTATGGGTAGAACAGAAAGAGATGGGACTATTTTTATAAATAAAAATTTAAGCGGAAAAGATATAGAAAAAGCTATTGCTCACGAAAAAATTCATAAAAAACAGTTTGAAAACGAAGAACTTGATTATGACAATGAAGCTCTTTACTGGCGTGGAAAGCGATACAAAAGAACAAATATAAACATGGGCAGTCGCAGATTACCTTGGGAAGGTCCAGCATATAAAGCTTCAGATAATGTCTAAAAAACCTTTTAAAGAAACAGCTGTCGGTAAGTTTTTACTTAAAAAGCTACCAGGTGTTGTAACAGATGTATTGCCAGATAAAGGTGTACTTGGTATTGTAAAAAACCTTATTGATGGTGATGAGTCTATATCGCCAGAAGAAAAAGCAGCTTTAAAAAAAGAATTATATGAAATAGAAGTTGCTGATAGAGATAGTGCTCGCAAAAGAGAAACTGAAATTAAAAAAGCAGGCGGGCAAGACTGGATGATGTTTGTCACGGGTATTGTAGGTTTACTTTCTTTTGTTTTTATGATTTATGCGGTTGTTTATATTCCAACGGTTTCTGAAAATGATTTATTCGTGCATTTAATGGGAATGATAGAAGGGGTAGTAATTTCAAACATATTTGCATATTACTACGGAACCTCATCAGATAAAAAATAAAAAACTAACAATTAAAAATTAATAATTAAAAATTAACAATTAAAAACTAAAAAAATGGCTTACGATCAAAAAAACCAAGCGGGCCGCGGCCCAATGATGAAAACAGGAAGAGGAATTCCAATGAAATTTTACGGACCAATGGCTACCCAAGACGGCTTTTTGGATGATGTTAAGCGTGGCGCCAAAGCAGTAGGACAAAGATTGTCCGCAGCAGCTGATAGAGCAAGTAACAAATATTACACAAACACAAGTTCTTCGAAAGGCTGGGGTGATTTTGGTGGCGGCGGCGGCCGTTCTCAAACAACTTATAATCCTGTTAACTATGTAACCGGATTTGTTCAAGGCTTGACGAGCGGTGAATCAACGGCACCTGACGCTTTAAGCGCAAAACAGCGCAAAGACAGATATGACGCCCTCGTAGCAGAAGACTATGCAAGACGTAGTGGCCTCAGACGTAAAAAATAATAATAGAAAGCAATTAAATAAAAATATAAAATTGTATATTTATATATTAAAATTTAATTAAATATATAATATTATGAAAAATTTATTTTTATTGTTTGCTTTGTTTTGTTCAACAAGTTTATTTGCTCAAAAAGAATTAGACCCGTGGGATTTTGTTGGATCTTGGACATATCCTGAATGTCTAAATGTTTTTGTTTTTTATCCAGAAAATAATATTTTAAAAATAAAGTTAGTAGAAAAATATACAGGATATACTGCTGATATGAGTATTTTGAGCGTTAAAAAAGACTCTTTAATTACCGAGCTGTACACACCAAAAAACAATTGGTATGTTAGAAAAGTTTTTTATATAGAAAATAATATACTAATCGCTAAAACAACAGGCAACTCAAATAAAACAGAATACTATAAAAAAATATAAATTAATAAAAAAGAAAAATTATGAAATCAGCGTCAGGACCGTATATGCAAAAACCAGGGCGTGGCCCAATGATGAAAACAGGCAGAGGAATACCAATGGAACTTCAGGGCCCGCTTTCACACAAGCCTGGTCACAACCCGACAGATCCGCCAGTAGGGACTACATACGAGGTAGTGGTTAATGATGATACCGGGAATCAAACAGGGTTAAGAGCAACAGACTCAAGTGGTAATGTAAGAAATTATGACCGCCCAACCAACGCAGAAATTAGACATTCTAAAGAAAGAATAAGCAAAGGACTAGATACAGTGTCTCCTTTTTCTCAGAAGCATACCTATAAAAGTAATTTAATATTTGTTGATGGCAAACCAAGAACGGATTTTACCCAAAATACAGGTTATGCAATGGATAGTCAGAATATACGAAATGCAATAAGAAGTGCCGGTCAAGATCCAGCAAATGTGCATATGGGAAATCTTAAAATTAAAAACCCTAAAGCGCATCAAATGATTGTTGATGCATTTAATAGTGACACCGCCAACCAAACTGCAAAACTACAATCTCAAAATAGCCTTGTAGCGGCTAGGTCAACAGTTAAAGAGCGCCCTGAATTAGCCCCTAACATGTACAAAAAGAAAAAATAACTACTTATTAATCAATTAAATTTAATCAAATGGGAAAAACAAAAAAAATCAAAAACGTAATTTCTGAAGAGCATTTAGAAAAACTAAACTCTCAACAGTTAGCTTTAAACGAATTAATTACTCGCATAGGAGCAATGGAAGCAGAAAAACACAGTATGCTGCATCGTATTGCTGAGGTTAATAAAGCAATTGAAACTTTTAAAGTTGAGCTTGAAGAAGCTTATGGACCTGTAAGTATTGATTTAAAAACCGGTGAATACAAGCCAATCGAAAATAAGGATAATGCAGTCGAACATACGGAAAATTAGTATCGGTTCTGATTATAAGAACGATGCGATGCATTATTCCGTTGGCCAACAAGTATACGGGGGTCATGAGATAGCTTATATTATTTTTGATGACAAAGACGCATCGTATAACATTCACATTAAAAAAAACGACGAGGTAATGCCATGGAAGAAATTTAATTCTAACATGGCTATCTCCGTCGAATATGATTTAGAATACTAATGAATAGCTTATACGATTTTATTGTTAAACCTTATAATGAAAAACGTTATGATAATTCAGTTAAGGTTGGCAATAAAGAGCTTGTGCTAAATACTAAAATAGAAGCATTTAAAGCTGTGAACAATATAGCGGAAGTAATAGCTGTGCCTCTTGCTTATAAAACAAGCATAAAAGTTGGCGATAAAGTTATTATTCACCACAATGTGTTTAGAGTATTTTATGATATGAAAGGTCGCAAAAAAAATAGCAGATCTATGTTTATAGATAATATGTTTTTTGTGGCTCCAGATCAAGTTTATATGTACGGGGATTTTGGTAATTGGAAAGCTTTTGGCGACAGATGCTTTATTATGCCGTTAAAAAATAATGACCCTTTAACGCTTGATAAAGAGCGAAAGCTTATTGGTATACTAAAGTATGGCAATAGTTCCTTAAACGCGCTTAAAATCAATCCTGGTGATCTAGTTGGGTATACTCCGTATGGCGAATTTGATTTTATTATAGATGATCAGCGATTATATTGTATGAAATCAAATGATATTGTAATAAAATATGAATACCAAGGAGACGAAGTTGAAAATAATCCAAGCTGGGCAAAAAGCAGTTGAGGAATTAATAAAAGTAGCACAAGAAAAAATTGTTGATTCAGGCGATGATATTTCGGCTGACAGACTTAAAAATGCGGCTGCTACTAAAAAATTAGCAGTATTTGACGCTTTTGAGATTCTACATAGAATACAAGAAGAAGAAAATATGTTAAATGAAAAGCCTAAAGAAGAAAAAGAAATAAAGTCTTTTAAAGGTTTTGCAGAAGGAAGGTCTAGATAATGTACGAACAAACTTTATATAAGGTTCTTAATAACCATATAAACCCAAAAGTTATTAGCAAGTTAAATCGCTACAATAAATGGGAGTATGGTTATAATAAAAATCACGATGTCGTTGTTATTAGCAAAACTGGCAAAATTGGAAAAATTTATGAAATACAAGGGTTATATATAGCATTGCCGGAAGAAGAAAACGTGCACACGTTTAAATCAAATCAATGGGAATATACAGAATATCCAAAAGAGCTAAGCAAAATAAAAACAGTATTTGACTGGAAAGAGCTTGATAGCGAATTTCATGAAAAGTGGTATGATTATATTGACGGTGAATTTAAAAAACGAGATGAAGGTTTTTGGTTTTACAATAAAAGCAAACCAACATACATAACCGGAACTCATTATATGTATCTACAATGGAGTAAAATTGATGTAGGTAAACCGGATTTTAGAGAGGCAAATAGATTATTTTTTATATTTTGGGAGGCTTGTAAAGCGGATAGTAGGTGTTACGGCATGTGTTATCTTAAAAACCGCCGGTCTGGTTTTTCATTTATGGCTTCAGGCGAAGTAGTTAATTTAGCTACAATATCTAGCGATAGTCGATATGGCATATTATCAAAGTCTGGTCCCGACGCTAAAAAAATGTTTACAGATAAAGTAGTGCCAATATCAGTTAACTATCCTTTTTTCTTTAAACCAATACAAGACGGTATGGACCGTCCAAAAACAGAATTAGCTTATCGTGTGCCAGCGTCTAAATTTACAAGACGTAAATTAGATGTAAATGAAAAAGTTGAAGATATAGAAGGTCTTGATACAACTATTGATTGGAAAAATACTGGTGACAACTCTTATGACGGTGAAAAATTAAAACTACTAGTACACGACGAAAGTGGCAAGTGGGAAAAACCAAATAACATATTAAACAACTGGCGTGTAACTAAAACAACACTACGACTTGGTTCTAGAATTATAGGTAAGTGCATGATGGGAAGCACGTCAAATGCTTTAGATAAAGGCGGTGATAACTTCAAAAAATTATATTACGATTCAGACGTTACTAAACGAAACGCCAATGGACAGACTCGCTCGGGACTATATTCTTTGTTCATACCTATGGAGTGGAATTACGAAGGATACATTGACGCTTATGGAGCACCTGTATTTGACACACCGTCAGAACCAGTTAAAGCACCAGATGGATCATTAATAGATATTGGTGTAATTGATTATTGGCAAAATGAAGTTGATGGTTTAAAGCAAGATCAAGATGCTTTAAACGAATTTTATAGACAGTTTCCAAGAACAGAGCAGCATGCTTTTAGAGACGAAACAAAGCAGTCTTTGTTTAATCTTACAAAAATTTACGAACAAATAGATTATAATGAAGATATAAATAATTCTTCATTAATAACCACCGGTAGTTTTCAATGGGAAAATGGCAAAAAAGACGGAAAAGTTATATTTGTACCACATAAAGATGGGCGGTTTAAAATAAGTTGGGTTCCTCCTAAACATTTGCAAAATCGCGTAATAGTAAAAAACGGGGTTAAATATCCAGGAAATGAGCATTGTGGCGCGTTTGGTTGTGATCCATACGACATATCAGGAACAACTGATGGCAGAGGGTCTAACGGATCTTTGCATGGGTTAACAAAATTTTCAATGGAAGATGTCCCCGTCAGCCAGTTTTTTTTAGAATATATTGCAAGGCCTCAAACGGCTGAAATATTTTTTGAAGACGTTTTAATGGCTTGTGTATTTTATGGGATGCCAATACTTGCTGAAAACAACAAGCCAAGACTTTTATATCACTTTAAAAGAAGAGGCTATAGAGGGTTTGCAATGAATAGGCCGGATAAAGTTTATAATAAATTATCAATAGCAGAAAGAGAAATAGGCGGAATACCTAACTCTAGTGAAGATATTAAACAAGCGCACGCAGCAGCAATTGAATCGTACATAGAAAATTATGTCGGTTATTTAAATCCTGGCTACGGTAATATGTATTTTCAACGAACGCTAGAAGACTGGGCTAAATTTAATATTAATAATAGAACAAAGCACGATGCCTCTATCAGCTCGGGCTTGGCTATAATGGCCTGCAACAAACATTTATATGTGCCTGTTGCCCCCATTAAAAAAGAAGTTTATAACTTAGGATTTAAAAGATATGACAACAAGGGTCTTGTGTCTAAAATAATAGAATAAATGAAGGTATACACAAATACTAATAGTTCTTTTCCTAGCCAGGTTGTTAGTGATGCGGTAAAAGCTAGTTATGATTACGGCTTGCAAGTATCAAGAGCAATAGAGCAAGAATGGTTTGATCAAGGAAGAACAAATCAAAACCGCTATCAAACTAATTGGAATAATTATCATCAATTAAGGTTATATGCTAGAGGAGAACAATCTACACAAAAATATAAAGATGAATTATCTATTAACGGCGATTTGTCATATCTTAATTTAGATTGGAAACCTGTTCCTGTTATTTCAAAATTTGTAGATATTGTTGTTAATGGAATATCTCAAAAAACATATGACATAAAAGCTTTTGCTCAAGATCCAGAATCTTTGAAAAAAAGAACGGAATATGCAACCGCAGTGGCACAAGATATGTTTGCTCAAGACTTAATACAGCAAGCTTTGCAAACAACTGGTGTTGATCTTTCAAGAACAAACATTCCTGCTGATCAATTACCAGAAACAAAAGAAGAGCTTGAGCTGCATATGCAACTATCTTACAAGCAGTCAATTGAAATAGCCGAAGAAGAAGCTATTAATAATATTTTAAGCAAAAATAAATACGACGAAGTACGTCGAAGAATCAATTACGATTTAACCGTTTTAGGTATTAGTGCAGTTAAAACTAATTTTAATGTTTCAAACGGTATAACAGTAGAGTATGTTGATCCTGCTTATATGGTATATTCTTATACTGAAGATCCTAATTTTGATGATATATATTATGTAGGAGAAGTAAAAGCAATTACAATCCCAGAGCTTAAAAAACAATTTCCACATATTTCGGAAGAAGAATTATACGAAATTCAGCAAATGCCCGGCAACCGTCAATACATAACAGGCTGGGGCAATTATGATAGTAACACAGTACAAGTTTTATATTTTGAATATAAAACTTATATGAATCAAGTGTTTAAAATTAAAAAGACGGAAAACGGTTTAGAAAAAGCTTTAGAAAAAACAGACGAGTTTAATCCTCCACCAAATGACAACTTTGAGCGGGTATATAGAACAATAGAAGTTTTATACTCAGGGGCTAAAGTAATGGGCACTAACACTATGCTTAAATGGGAATTGGCAGAAAATATGACTCGCCCTTTTGCCGATACTACTAAAGTTGTAATGAATTATAATATATGTGCCCCAAGAATGTATAAAGGGCGTATTGACTCGTTGGTTAGTAGAATTACCGGGTTTGCCGATATGATTCAACTAACTCACTTAAAGCTACAACAAGTTATGTCTAGAATTATACCTGACGGTATATTTTTAGACATGGATGGTTTAGCTGAAGTCGACCTTGGAAACGGTACAACTTATAATCCAGCGGAAGCCTTAAATATGTATTTTCAAACGGGTAGCATTGTTGGTAGATCATTAACTCAAGACGGTGATTTAAATAGAGGAACAATCCCTGTACAACAATTAGCTTCATCTTCTGGCCAAGCTAAAATTGCATCGCTTATTCAAACATATCAGTATTATTTACAAATGATACGTGATGTAACTGGTTTAAACGAAGCAAGAGATGGTAGCAACCCTGATAAAGATACTTTGCTTGGGCTACAAAAAATGGCCGCTAATGCTTCTAATGTGGCTACAAGACATATAAATCTTGCAAGCAACTTTTTAACCTTAAGAACTTGCGAAAATATTGCTTTAAAAATTAGCGATGTTTTAAATTTTCCGCTTACAAGGGCTGCTTTAATGGAAAGTATTTCTATATATAATGTAGAAACCTTAAAAGAAATACAAAATTTAAACTTACATGATTTTGGAATTTATTTAGAGCTAGAGCCTGATGAAGAAGAAAAAGCACAGCTTGAACAAAATATACAAATAGCTTTACAGTCGGGAGGAATTGATTTGGAAGACGCGATTGATATTAGACAAATTAAAAATTTAAAACTTGCGAACGAGCTGCTAAAACAAAAAAGAAAGAAAAAGCAGCAAGCTATGCAACAACAACAAATGGCCAATATACAAGCTCAAGCACAAGCAAACGCTGAAGCAAGTGAAAAAGCGGCATTAGCGGAAGTACAAAAACAACAAGCTCTTACTCAAGAAAAAGTAAGCATTGAGCAAGCAAAATCGCAATTTGAAATTCAAAGATTACAAACAGAAGCTCAAATTAAAAAAGAGCTTATGGCGGAAGAATTTAATTATCAAATGCAATTAGCAAAAATTCGCGCTGAAGCAGAAAGAGATAAAGACATGCAAATTGAAGATCGCAAAGATAAGCGAATTAAAATGACAGGAACACAACAAAGCGAGCTTATAGATCAAAGAAAAAACGACACTTTGCCAAAAGATTTTGAATCTGCAGGCAATGACGCATTAGGAGGGTTTAATTTAGAAGCATTTGTCCCTAAATAAAAACTATTAATTAATTATATATTATTTTATTATGTCAACACAAACAAAACAAGAAGGTGATTTCAAAATGAAAAAACCTAAAGCTAAACAATTGGGAAAAGTTGATGAGGTTGTTAAAGTAGATTTAAGTAAACCTAAACAACAAGAAGAAGAGCCAATTAAAGTAGATTTAACAAAAAAAGAAGAAAATGCCGTTCAAGAGCCAAAGCCAGAGAGCAGCGTGTTGGAACCAATGGACCAAAGCAAAGAAGATGGGGAAAACACCAAAGTGGAATTGCAAAGCGTGGGAGAAGAAAACAAAAAAGAAGCTCCAATAATTCAAGAAATAACCGAAGAAGAGGTACAAGAAAAATCAGAAAAACTTGTAGACCAGTTTAATGACGCTATAGATGTACAACAACAAACAGGTAAACCTCTTCCTGAAAATATTGAAAAGCTTGTTTCTTTTATGGAAGAAACCGGCGGAACAGTTGAAGATTATGTTCGTCTAAATGCTGATTATTCTAATATAAATGAATCGGCATTACTCCGCGAATATTATTCTAAAACAAAACCTTATTTAGATTCTGAAGACGTAAATCTTTTATTAGAAGATTTTTCTTGGGATGAAGAATTAGATGATGAGCGAGACATCAGAAAGAAAAAACTCGCATTTAAAGAAGAAGTTGGAAAAGCCAGAAATTTTTTGGACAATCTAAAGAGTAAATATTACGACGAGATCAAGTTGAGACCGGGCGTAACTCAAGAGCAACAAAAAGCTATGGACTTTTTTAACCGATATAATGAAGAGCAAGCTATGCGCGCTAAGCAGCATGAGAATTTTAAAAACCAAACTAAACAAATGTTTAACAATGATTTCAAAGGTTTTGATTTCAATTTAGGCGAAAAAAAGTTTAGATACGGCCTTCAAAATCCTTCTCAAGTTGCCGAAACACAATCAGATATTAATAATTTTATTGGGAAGTTCCTGGATGAAAAAGGTAATGTCAAAGATACACCTGGGTATCATAAAGCCGTATATGCCGCAATGAATGCAGATAAACTTGCAAGTCATTTTTATGAACAAGGAAAAGCAGACGCCACAAAAGAAATTATTGCGTCGTCTAAAAATCCAGCTAGTTCAGAGCCAAGAAAAGCTCCCGAAGCTGTTTATATAAACGGACTTAAAGTTAAAGCAATTAGCGGCCAAGACTCTTCAAAACTTAAAATTAAAACAAAAAAATTTAACTAATTAAAAATTTGAAATTATGGCTAATGTAAGTCCTGTGTTTGGTTCTATTGTACCATCACAAAAACAACAAACACTTGCTTCAAATTACTTGAACTTTACAGACGGAACAAGTGACTTTGCTCAGCAATATTTACCTGAAATTTATGAGCAAGAAGTAGAGCGCTACGGTAATCGCACTCTTTCTGGCTTTTTGCGTATGGTTGGCGCTGAAATGCCAATGACTTCTGATCAAGTTATTTGGTCAGAGCAAAACCGTTTGCACATTGCTTATAATGGTTTAACTGCGACTGCAGCTACAACTATTCGTATTGTACAAAGTGCTTCTGTTCAAGGCGTAATTGGCAAAAACGACACTATTGTTGTTATGAATACTGCTAATGGCGATGAACTAAAATGTTTGGTAACTGCTGTTACCGGCACATCTGGCACATCTGGAAACTATGACCTTACCGTATTACCTTATACTCAAGCTGATTTAGCTGGAGGTGGGGCCGGTGAAGTTACTCTTTATGATGCTGGAACTCCTATTACAACTTTGAAAATTTTTGTATACGGTTCAGAATATGCAAAAGGAACTGGAGCAAGCTCTTCAGATTATGATCCATTATCTATTGAGCCTCAATTTACTCAATACAATAATAAGCCAATTATTATTCGTGATCGTTATGAAATCAACGGATCTGATATGGCTCAAATTGGTTGGGTTGAAGTAGCTACTGAAGATGGAACTTCTGGATACCTTTGGTATTTGAAAGCTGAATCTGAAACTCGTTTGCGTTTTGAAGATTATCTTGAAATGTCAGTTGTAGAAGGTGAATTAGTTGGCGGTGGTTCAACTATTAGCGGTGTAACTGGTACTCAAGGTCTTTTTGCTGCTATTAAAGAGCGCGGAAATATTCTTTCTGGTTTTTCTGCAACTCCTGCAAATGCTTTAAGCGAATTTGATTCTATTCTTAAAAACCTAGATACTCAAGGGGCTATTGAAGAAAACATGCTTTTCTTAAATCGTTCTACTGCTTTAGAATTTGATGATATGCTAGCAGGTATTTCTTCTGGAACTAACGGTGGTACTGCTTATGGATTGTTTGATAATTCTGAAGAGATGGCTTTAAATCTTGGATTTAGCGGTTTCCGTCGTGGTTCTTACGATTTCTATAAGACTGACTGGAAATATTTGAATGATGCTTCTACTCGCGGTGGCGTTGCCGTTGCTGGTATTGACGGAGTTCTTGTTCCTGCTGGTACTTCAACTGTATATGATCAAATTTTAGGAACCAATATTCGTCGTCCTTTCTTGCATACTCGCTATCGTGCTTCTCAAGCTGATGATCGTCGTATGAAAAACTGGATTACCGGTTCCGCTGGAGGTGCTTATACTTCTGCTCTTGATGCAATGCAAGTACATTTCTTATCTGAAAGATGTCTTGTAGTACAAGGAGCTAACAATTTTGTATTGTTTACAGCTTAATTATTTTTAAGGTTAAGGGCCCTTCGGGGCCCAAAGCCTTATTTTTTTTAACTATTTAATTTTATTATATTATGGCAACAGCTAAAAAAACAACAACTATAAATAAAGAAGTTGTTGAAACAGAAGTTATGGAAGCACCAGTGGTTTCCAAGAAAAAAGAAGAACCACAAAAACCTCAGTGGGAAATTAAAGATAGAACGTATTTGCTAAAAGGAGCAACAACTCCTTTGACATTTACACTGCAATCAAGGCATTCAAGAAGATACCCTCTTCTTTATTTTGATCCAGTTACAACTGAACAAAAAGAATTACGATATGCAACTAATCAAAGTTCTCCTTTTGTAGAAGAACAAAAAGGTGAGGCCACGCTAGGGCATATTGTTTTTTACGACGGAGTTTTAACGGTTCCTAAAGAAAAACAAAATTTACAAAAATTATTATCATTATATCATCCGGCATTAAACAGAAAATATTATGAATTTAATTCTGTTGAAATTGCTGAAGATGAATTAGATGATCTTGAAATTCAAATTGATGCTCTTAATGCAGCGCGAACGATGGAGATTGATCAAGCAGAAGCAATTATGCGAGTTGAGCTTGGTTCTAAAGTTTCTGAAATGAGTTCTAAAGAATTAAAGCGAGATTTATTGTTATTTGCTAAAAAGAATCCAATATTATTTATGGATCTTGCGAACGATGATAATGTCCAGCTTCGTAATGTAGCTATCCGTGCTACGGAGCTTGGTATTTTAAGATTATCTCCAGATCAACGATCTTTTCATTGGGGATCTAATGATAGAAAATTAATGAATGTGCCTTTTGATGAAAACCCATATTCAGCAATGGCTGCTTGGTTTAAGACAGATGAAGGGATGGATGTCTATAGAAATATAGAGAAAAATTTAAAATAACACGTAATATTAATATAGGGTAGCCGCATAAGCGGCTGCCTTGTATTATAATAAAAAAATAAAATGGCATTAAACGTAGATACAGTTTATAAAACTGTGTTGCTTATAATGAATAAAGAACAACGCGGGTATGTCACACCTGATGAGTTTAATAAAATAGCAACACAAGTACAATTGCAGATTTTTGAAAATTATTTTGAAGATTATACACAACAACTACGCGTGCCTCAAAACACGAGTGAATACTCCGAAAGATTAAAAGAATTAGATAATAAAATATCTATATTTAAAACAACTGCTACCGGAGCAGCATTAACATATACAGCCCCCGCTGGAACTACGCCCGGCTATTTTAAAGGGCCTACTTATACTTCTTCTTCAATTCCATCTGGCCAATCACCGCAAACTGCAGTATATAAACTTGGAACAGTCTATTATGCGCCAAGTATTGGTTATGATATAGAATGTCAAAGAATTCAAAAAAATAATTTTTTGCAAATTAATAAATCTCCTTTAACTCGTCCAACAGAATCTTTTCCGCAGTATTTATGGGAGCAAGAAAGAATTATTATATATCCTCAAACTATAAATGATATTAATGATATAACAATATCTTATATAAGAAAACCTTTAGACGTTATTTGGGGATATACTCAAAGCGGCAATGCTTATATTTACAATGCAAATAGCTCTGTATGGCCTGAGCTTGATGCTACGGAGCAAGTTAATTTTATTTTAAAGATATTGATGTACATGGGTATTATTGTTAATGACCCAATGATCGTACAAGCTGCCGCTGCTGAATCACAAAAAATAGAAGTTAACGCTAAAAGCTAATAAGATATGCCAATTCCAAATGGTGGATTAATCACCGAAACTAATCAACAATATTACGAGGGGGCTCAGGGATTTCAACAAAACGGAGCAGGAAGCTTAACTGATTTTACTACTACATTTAATACTAATCTTGTATTTGGAAATTATAACCCAGCAAGTGATAATTATTATTTAAACAATTTTAAGCTTTATACGAGCGCTACCGGTTTACCTGAATCATATACAGAATATACGTCTCAATATAGCGTAACAGGAAACACTATATCTTTTGCAGTTGCACCAGCGGCTAATACATACATTGTAGTACAATTAAAATCACTTGATGGCGGTAATTATGGAAATGAAGACGCTTTTGGTACAGCTGTAAATGATAATTATGGGGGTTATGCCTACATTAAATTAGACGATATTATAAACAACTTTTTAATTGCATATGTTGGTCAAGATAAATTGATCCCAAATGTTAGTAGAACAGATGTTTTGTTTCATGCTAAAAGAGGATTGCAAGAATTTAGTTATGATACACTTAAAAGCATTAAGTCCCAAGAGCTCACAGTGCCACCAAGCCTGAGTGTTATATTACCACAAGATTATGTAAATTATACAGCGTTATCATGGATTGATGCGCTTGGCGTTAAACATCCAATTTATCCAGCAAATAATTTGCATATTAGCCCAAAAGAAATTCCAATACAAGATAGTGCCGGAATACCGACTCAAGATGATTTAGGTGACAATTTAGAAAGTACATCTATAATTAATGAAAGATGGCAAAATGCAAATGTTATATTTTTAAACGGCGCTTGGACTGTTGTTGATTATAATGACTTTCCAAATTGGTATGCGCAAGATCAACTAGGCATAGGGCCATGGTATGGGCAAGATTATGGAATGGACACAAGATATTCTCAAATTAATGGTTGGTTTAATATTGATCCGCGCTCTGGGAAAATGTCTTTTTCTAGTAATTTAGCAAATGTGTTAATTTTATTTGAATATATTTCAGACGGATTGGCTTATGAGCTAGATACAAAAGTGCCTAAAATGGCAGAAGAAGCATTATATGCACATATATTGCACTCTATTGTTTCTAATCGTATTAATTATCCAGAATATATTGTACAGCGTTTAAAACGCGAAAGAAGCGCAAAATTACGTAATGCTAAAATTAGACTTTCTAATATTAAAATGACCGAGTTTATTCAAGTTATGCGGGGTCAGTCTAAATGGCTAAAACACTAAAATTAAATGGCTGAAATTAAAAATACTTTCATAAAATCCAAAATGAACAAAGATCTTGACGATCGAATTGTTCCGCCTGGAGAATATCGAGATGCTTTAAATATTGCTATAAGTAGATCAGAAGGAGATGACGTTGGCGCTTTAGAAACTATATTGGGAAACATAGTTGAACAAAATGGTGCTACTACTAATAAATGTATAGGTGTATATATAGATAGAGTCGCTAAAAATATATATTATTTTGTTACTAATTATATTGATTCTTCTGCTAGCGGCTTAGACAATTATGCGCCGCCATCGGCTTATTGTGCTATAAAAGTATATAATGCAAATACTTTTACAAATACAACTTTAGTTTCTGGAAGCTTTTTAAACTTTTCTGCAAGAAGCCCTATTATTGGTATAAATATTATTGAAGATTTATTATTTTGGACAGATAATAGAAATCAGCCAAGAAAAATAAACACAAATACAGCCCTTGCTTTTCCCGCCGGAAGTAATGCTTATTATACAAAAGAAGACCAAATATCGGTTGCAAAGTATTATCCGTGGAAGCCAATCAGCCTAATGAATATTAACAATGTAGCAGTTGGAGCAACTCCTACTCAATCTACAATGTCTAATCCTTCGGAACAAGCCTACCCAAATGGCAGCGCTAAGCCAGACTATGATGCGTCTTGGCCGGGAGACCCGGATTATTTGTCGGATAAATTTATTAGATTAAGCTATCGCTTTCAATTTGATGATAATGAATATTCTTTAATTGCTCCTTTTACTCAGCCGTGTTTTATCCCCAAGCAATTTGGTTATTTTTTTGACACTGCGGAAGAAGACACATATAAAAGTACTATAGTTGATTTTTTTGAAAATAATGTAACTCAAATTATCGCTAATATAGAATTTGAAACATTAACGCCAAAAAAAGATTTTAAAATAAAAAAACTAGAAGTTCTTTATAAAGAATCTGATGGTCTTCAAATTAAAGTGATAGATAGCATTGATATTGAAGACGTAGAAGAAGCTATGGCAAATAATACAAACCCTTATGTGTTTGATTATAAATATATTTCAACAAAGCCGTATAAAAATTTAGCCGAAGATCAAACTGTTCGTGTTTTTGATAAAGTACCGGTTAAAGCTTTAGCTCAAGAAGTATCTGGTAATAGGGTTATATACGGTAATTTTTACACTGTACAATCTCCCCCAAAATCTTTAGATTATAACGTAACTTATGCGGATAAAAATTTTCTTTTAGGAGTTAGCCAAAAAGAATATCCAAACCATACATTAAAACAGAACAGAAACTACCAAGTCGGCTTTGTTCTTGCAGATAGATTTGGAAGACAAACCGGCGTTATACTTTCGTCAAATGATATTTCAGTCGATGATGGAACTTATAATTATGGGGGATCCACCGTTTATGTTCCATATAAACCAAATTCTGGAACATCCATTTTAAATTGGCCGGGCTATGCACTAAGAACAATTATAAATTCACCTATCCCTGACAGTGACCAATATAATGCGGTTGGTTATCCTGGTTTATACAAAGATCCAAATTACGGCGTTGATAGAATTGTTAAAAATACAGCCGGAACTGGATATAGCGTTGCAAACGGCGTTGCAACCTCAGGAGGGACTGGATCTGGATTAACTGTAGATATTTTAACTGTAAATGCTACTAAAGTAGGTAATGTAAGTATAAGTAATCCCGGTTCTGGATATACTGATGGAGATGTTGTAACAATTGACGGCGGCACAACCCCTTGTGAACTTACTGTTACTGTTTTAAAACCAAACCCAACAGGGTGGTATTCTTATAAAATTGTTGTAAAACAAAAAGAACAAGAATACTATAACGTTTATTTGCCTGGTATATTAAATGGCTATCCATATTCTTATAAAGATTCAACAGGCGCCAGCAATACAACTTTTGAGCGAGGAGAGACAGCAAATATAGTCTTATTTAATGATAATATAAATAAAATACCAAAAGACTTAGACCAGGTTGGCCCAGACACTATACAATATAGAAGCGGCACCAGACTTTTTGGGCGAGTGTCACCAATTAATAATAATAATGTTAACTATAATCAACAATATTACCCTAGCATTATTGGAGATACTGTTACAGCTATTTCAACTTTATCTGAAGCGAACTACAACGATACAACAGCCTCTGGCGCAGACCCAGCTTCTTTTGATATAAATTATCCAGAATTTTATCAAAGTAATACAAATCCAAGTATTGCTAGAATAAAAACAACAAATCAAATAGGAAAAGACAATGTAGCGTCTGGTTATGAAAATGCTTTGGCTGTATATGAAACAGACCCCAGAGAGTCTTTATTAGATATATTTTGGGAAACAACATCTGCCGGGCTTATTAGTGATTTAAACGCCGCTATTTTAGAGGGAGGATTTGAAGGGGCTGTAGCCACAAATGGATATACGTTTAGATTAAACGAAAATACCGCTCCTGGATCAAATGCTTTTAATGGTATTATAAATGTAGTAGACGCTTTTTCTAATGTAATAGAAAATAATATTGTATTCCAGCTAGTTAGCGTTTATGATGCAACAAACACAGAAAGAACAAATGAATTTTGGCTAGAAAATGGAGGTACTGGAACGCCAGCAGACCCTAAAGGCTTTAGAATAAAAACAAAGTCTATAGCAGGAGGACAAGACCGTGATTCTTATTTTTATTACGGAACAAATTCTGCAGCAAGAACGTTTAACATGCTCGTTAGATGTGTTTACACAAACACAGGAACAGGAGAAGTTTATATTTCTACAATTTCTTTATCTGATTTGTCTTTAGGTAATACACCACCAACTTTTATTACAGCTATCACTTGTCCTGCAACAATTATTTCATCTTTAACGCCAATATATACCGCAACTGTAAATGACACTATAGATTCAAACGGGGTTGTAGTATATACTTTTTATGCACAGAATGGGGCGCTTTGCGACGGCGGAAGATATACAGATGAAATAACATTTTCAGAAGTTAGCGGGGATTTATTGCCAAATATGTTTGAGCTTAGAACAAGTCCAGAAAATCCAGGTGTTTGCGAATTAGTACAACTTCCTTATGAAGATATGGAATTACCCCAAGAAACATTTGACTGTTATGTTAGAGTTAGCGACGCTGGTGCTTCAAGAATTGCTTTTGCAAGAATTACTATAAATAAACTTTTAAACTTATCAATTAACGCTATTACAGGCGGGCTTGGGGTTTGCAGCCCTGACGGCTCTTGGTATGCTGGGCAAGTTGCACAAGGAAAATTAAGATACCGGGTTGATTTTGAAAATTTAAATCAAAATACAACGTATAATATAACAACAAAAAGTTTTCCTAATTCTCAAAGTGCTACCGGCACATTTAGTTTACCAGCGGGGTGTGCAATACCAAATTCGTTTACAACAGGAGCTTTAGAAACAGAAAAAACATATTATTTTGACGTTACTTGGACTAATGCTTGGGATCCTGGGGCTCAAATTACACTTAACCTACGTATAGAAGATCCTGCGGAAGGAAACTCGGCGGAAATTAATCAAGTTATATTTAGACCTTTCCCAGCCCCGCAAACTAGCCCATGCCCAACTTGCACTCCCTAGTAATATTTAATAAAAATAAGTAATAATAAAATATGGCTACCACAATAGAAATATCTTACTTTAACTCATATTGGATGAAGCAAGTAAATGATGCAAATTCAGTGCCGGTTTGGCCGTTTGGGTGGCCTTATAACACCGGCAGTGATGCTTTGCCGGCCTCCGGCGGCGGAACACTTGCGGCTTTTCCTAATACCGCTGTAAATACGGTTACAAATCCTGTCCAAGTTGCTGGTAGAGATTTAAACTGGTTTGTCGAAGAATCTAGAATACGTGGTGGATACAATAATGTTGAAACAGATTTGGGCGTTAAAGCTTATATTGTTGAGGAAGAAACAACTCAGCAAAATAGATTTAATTCTTTAATCTATTCTGGAGTGTATAATTCTAGAACAGGAATTAATGATACAAATCAATTTTCAGTAGCTCAAGATATTACTAAAAGCTTAGATCCCGCTAATGGTTCTATACAAAAGCTTTTTGCTGAAAATACAAATTTAACTATATTCCAAGAAAATAAAGTTAGCTCTGCTTTAATTGATAAAGATGCGTTGTATACCGCAGAAGGCACACCAGTGCAAGCAACATCAAATGTTGTAATAGGACAAGTTCAAGCATATTTAGGCGAATACGGCATAAGTAAAAATCCAGAGTCATTTGCTGTATATGGCTTTCAAAAATATTTTACAGACCAAGATCGCGGGGTTGTTTTGCGTTTGTCTAGAGATGGTATTACAGAAATTTCTCAATATGGAATGATAGATTATTTTAGAGATAATTTACCAAAAGTTAAAGAAAATAATACTTGGATTATTGAAGCGGGATCAAGCAGCGTGAGTAATCCATCTAATGATTTAGAAATTTTTGTGTATAACGTAAATGTTGATACTTTATTACTGGGCATGCAGGTATTTCAAGACGGTAATTTTATTGGTTATATAATTGACAGAAGCAATGTAGGGATAGGCTATCAAGTAATAACTTTAGATAGACCTGCTTCTGTTATAGCTGGTGATGTTGTAACTATAAGTTCTGTTGCGCCTGGAAAACTATTAGGTGGCTATGATATACATAATAAAAATTATGTGTTATCTTTACAAGAAACACCACAATATCAAAGCGACAATAGCAATTATAGCACTCTTGCTTTTGATGAATTAATAAATGGATGGGTTAGCTTTTATTCTTATAAGCCAGCTCAAATGTTTAGTGTAAAAAATGATTTTTATACTATAAAAAATGAAACCATTTGGAAACATTATTCTGAAAGCGCTAATGTTGCCACTTTTTATAACATAAGCGGCGGGGCAAATATTACTTTTGTTTTTAACCAAAACCCATCTAACAACAAAGTATTTAAAACTGTTAATTACGAAGGCGACAATGGATGGCAAGTAGATTCGTTTATTTCAGAGCCGACCGGATATGATTTTACAACTAATGGCTGGGAAAAATTCAATGACTCTATCCAAAATATTCAAAGCTATGTTGATGGGGCTTATATTGAAAATGGAATAAAATACTATTCTGGATTTAACAGAAAAGAAAATAAATATTATGCTAACCTTATTAATAATTCACCTGTACAACCAGGTGAAGTTGTATTTGGCAGCAGCATGTCAGGAATCAAAGGAAGATTTGCAACAGTAAAGTTTTCAATAGACAATTCTACAGATGTAGGAAATCAAAAAGAACTTTGGTCAGTTGGCACTGAAGTTACTTATTTAAAATAAATTAAATGGAATTAAATATTAGACGATTAAAAGAATCAGATTGGAAAACACTAGTTCAATGGTGGGATGAGTGGCCTGAATGGGTAAACCCGCCAAAAGACTTTTTGCCAGACAATGGGATTGGTGGCCTTATGGTAGAAAAAAATAATTTGCCAATTGTTGCTGGTTTTATATATTTTACAAATTCTAAAGGCGCTTTGCTTGAATGGATTGTTTCTAATCCAAAATATAAAGAACGCGACAGAAAAGAAGCAATAGAATTATTAATAATGGGGGCTGAAGAAGTTTGCAAGGCTCAAGGTTTTAAATACATGTTTACCATCGGAAGAAATAAACATCTTATAGAAACACATAAAAAATTAAATTGGGTTGTAGATAAAGATCCATCATACGAAATAACTAAAAAAATTAATTAATATGGCAGTAGTAGCAGCAGTAGCGGTAGGTGTTGGCGTTGCGGCAAATGTCGCCGGCGGTGCAATAGCATCTTCTCAGGCTAAAAAAGCAAGCAAAGCAGCCGGAAGAAGGGCTGATGCGGCAGCCCGCGAAGTTGAAGCTTTAAAAGCCAGTCGCCAAGAAATTATAGACCCATATGCCGGTGTTGAAAATTTAAGCGGGTTAGCGCAAGACTTAAGCGGCCAAATGAGCAATCCTTTTGCATCTTTAGGTGTTGCAACAAAATCCGCAGAAATTCAAATGGAGCAAACAGATATTGCTTTAGCAAATACCTTGGATACACTTAGGTCAACCGGGGCGAGTGCCGGGGGCGCAACTGCTCTTGCTCAAGCTGCCCTAGCTAGTAAAAAAGGCGTTGCAGCTAATATTGAACAGCAAGAAGCTCAAAATGAAAAGCTTAGAGCTCAGGGAGAACAACAGCTACAACAACAAAAAATATCTGAACAACAAAGACTTCAAAGTATTGCTATTTCAGAAGGGCAAAGACTTCAACAGGCTCAAGTTGCTGGGCAACAATTTATGTTCCAAGCGCAAGAAGATAGAACAAATGCTGATCTTAATAGAGCGGCTGGTATTCAACAACAACAGCAACAGCTTCAGGCTCAGTCTGATGCTAATGCTGCCGCGGCTTGGGCGGGGGCTATGTCCGGCATTGGCAGCATAGCAGGATCAGTGGCTGGAGCAGCAATTGGCGCGCCGGGAAAGTAGGAGGGCCGGAAATAGGCCCGCCACAAAACAATAATTTTGAATTTATAGATACCAATGCAACCACATTTACAGGCGGTTTTGGTGAAACTTAAAATAATAAAATATAAAAAATGGGAGCATACGAAAATCCAGCAATGATACAAGGCCCCGATATTGGTAAAATTTGGGGACAGGCATTTGCTAGCCTTGGCCAATCTATAGGGCAAGGTGTTGCAAGTGGGCTGCAGCAATATTATTCTAAATTAGAAGAAGCAAAAAAAGAACAAAAAGCAGAAAATGCTAGGGTTCAGCAAATTGGTTATGAAATTGAAGAGCGTGCTTATGACCAAGCTAATGAAAATTATAATGCTTTAAAAAGACAAAACCCTGGGCTTGCTGAGCAATTTCAACCAATGGTTGCTAATCTTCTTAATGGTACAGGTGTTGCAGGTGAAGAAGGATATAAAATGGGCGCAATTGAAGCACAAACACTTTTAGCAACAAAAAGTAATTTAAGCAAAGAAGAAAAAGAATATTACAGAAATATTGTACAACGCGCAAAGCTTTTTCAAGATAGAGTTATTTCTGGAGGCGCAGATATAATTTCTGATCTTTCCGATATGGAAAAAATTAAACCACAGGATATTGGTAATACTCATTATTATGTTGGTAATAATGCAAAAGAAAAGTTAACTTCCCAATATTCCGCGTATGTTTTAAATAATAAAGAAATTCCCGGCGCAACAACTTCTAAAAATTTAGGGATAGACAACGATGGAAATCCAATTGTTTCCGTAAGCACCGTGTTTGACGCAAGCTCTACTGCGGGTAAAGCACTGTTAAAAAAATTTCCTGAATTAGAATCAGAAATAAAAAACGGGCAAATATCTTTTAAATGGGAAAAAGATATAACTCAGCTTGGAGATGGATTTATTCGCGAAATTCCAGCAGGTATTGACGCAACACAAGTTTATCAAGATTCTGGGGCAATGGACGACCAAGGCAAACTTACACAAAATATGCTTATTGGAAATCCCATTATGCGTCGGGAAGCTAGTGGCGCAAAAGGAATTGATAATTTAATTGAAACACAATATTTAAATGTACCCGGCTTAATGCAAAGCAAAACATTTAATGCCGCTGCTAAAGCAAAAGCAACTGCAATTATATCTTATGATCCTGGAGATTTAAAAGCATATATGCAAAACACCCTTGAGCTTGGCCCAAAATATGACTATTCAAGTTTTATGAAAAAATCGGCTGAAGAAAAAATTAGTATTTTACAAGAACTTGAAAAACAAAAATTAATTAAAACAAAGTTTTCCGGTTATAAATCTAGACCAGCCACGGCAGAAGACGTTAAATATATAAATGCTAATGCTAAAGATCTTCAATCAGGTGAATCACTGGCCCCTATTCAAGAAGGACAAATGATATATTATCAAGAAGAAGCTAAAGGTATTTCAGAATATCAACGAAGTGGTGGCGGTGGCTCTACGGGCGACAAAGCAACTACTATTTCTAAAGACCGATGGGAGGGAATGAAAGAGTCTGGCTATAGCAAAGGAAGTTATAAATATAAATGGAATAATGCACTAGGTGGATTTGAGCAATATTTTCTTTCGTCAATAGACGGAATTCAAAACGAAGAAAAAGTTAGTGGTGTTTTAGCCAGATCTCCGCAAGAACTTGGTAATATATCAGGTGGTCAAAACTGGGGTAATCCTCGGGGATTTGAAATACAAGAGCCCGAATTAATAACACAGAATATAATTGGGCCAATAAATCAATCTTCAGGAACAGTAAACCTAGACGAAGAACTTAATACACAATAAAAAATTATGCCTAAATATAAATTAGTTAGCGGTAATATTGTTGATGAACAACAATTAGTGGATTTTGCAGCATCTAAAAATTTAACATTAGAAGAATTACTTAGCAAAAATCCTGGCATTGAAATTGTTCAAGACGAATCTTTTCAAATCGACCCTATAGCGGAGGTTGCGGCTGTGGGGTCAACAACAAAACCTCAAGCAGCCGTTATGGATTCTGTATCGGAAAATATTTCTTCGGAATCACCAAAAGCCGATAAAGGTTTTTTTGAAAATACCTGGGATTCTTTAGTTGCTTCAACTTATGATTGGATAGGCAGCAAGGTGGATCAGTTTAGTATAGTTAGAGAAAACAAAGCTATGCTAGCTGCTAACATTAGTGATCTTATTTTTGGAACTAATGCCGCCGACCAGCTTAATAATATGTCTTATGAAGAAAGAAACAAAGTTATTAATGCAGTTTCAGATATTTCAGACCGGGCCGGAATACTGAGTATAGGAGGCAGCGGTACAGAAAAAGTATATGAAAATTTTAAAGAAAAAGCCACAAATTTAAGAAAAACTTTAAACACATACGACCAAAGTATTACAGAAGATTTTCTTAGCGGTAATTTTGCGAGAGGAACAGCTAGAGCGACAACTGAAGCAATTAGTTCTATTCCGTCTATAGCTGAATCTATGGCTCCTTTGGGCATTCTTTCTATTGCCTTAGGAGCAGCGTCTGAAGCATCGAAAGAAGCCCAAAAAGAAGGAGAAGATTTAGACTTAACTACACTAGCTTACTCAACAACTGTAGGGGCTTCTGAAGGGCTACTTGAATTAGTTACCAGAAGAATTGGTGGCAAAATGTTTAAAGATTTATTAGACAAGCCAAAAGCTGTTATAAATAAAACAGTTAAAGAAACTTTTTTAGATATGGCTAAAGACTTTGGCGCAGAAGGATTAAGTGAATCAGGAACGTTACTAGTTAATAAAGCTGCTGAAAGTATTATTTTAGGAAGAGAAGATGTTTTTAATGACTCTTTTACAGAATTTGTTGATACATTTATTGTTGGTGGTTTTGCCGGTGGAGGTATGACTGCCACTGGTAGTGGTTCCCAAATATTACGTCAAACTGTTCAAGGAAAGCAAATTAAAAAGCAATTAGCACAGACACCTTACGAAAATTTATCTGATGCATATAAATTGCCAGATGTGCCCCCTGGGCTTGTAGCTCTTACTGAAAATTCTGCTACAGAAAAATTTCTTGAAACAGACTTAAAGCAAAAGGTAAATTCAGGCGAAATGACAACTGATGAAGCCGATGCTATACGCATAAACTTTCGCAATACACAAGGTACCATAAACCGCTTAAAAGCAATTGGATTTGCTGAGTCAGACTATAGCAAGGCAATTGAATTAGCTAAAGAAAAAAAAGAATTACAAGATAAAATTAAAGAAGTCGGCGACCCTGTTTTAACTGAAAAAGAAAAAGCTAGAATTGAAGAAATTGATAATGAGCTTAGACAAATTCTTTCAGGCAAAAAGCTTGAAGCTAATTTAGCAGGGACAACAGCTACTGCTGAAAAATTAGGCTTTACAGAATCCCTTCAAATTTTATCTGATGAAGAATTTTTAGAAGAGCGCGCTAAAAGACTTTCAAAAGATAAAGATATTGATATTCAAGAAGCCAGAAAACAAATACAAGAAGAAGCAAAAGAAGCTGTAGAAAAAGGAGAAGGCACTGCCACAGGGTTTTTTACTAGTGATGGAGAAATATTAATAAATAAAGACGCCGCGCTTGAAGTTGGAGATATTGGTGTTGGATCGCACGAACTTTTACACCCTATATTAAATGCTATAGTGGGTGACGCAACACAGCAAGGAAAACTTGTTGCTGATTTTGAAGCTTTATTAGCAAAAAATAATCCTAAAATGAAAGCCAAAATGGATGAGCTATTAAAAGCTTATGAAGTTGATGGTGTTTTAGACCCTAATATAAAAGCAACAGAATATTTAACTGTATTCTCAAGTGCTATTCAAAATGGCGATATAAAATACAGTGAAAGTGTTTTTGCTAAAATTGGTGACTATATTTTAAATATTTTAAGAAGCCTTGGTTTTGAAAATGCAAATTTTAATTCTGCAAAAGGTGTTTATAATTTCTTAAAAGAATACAATAATACAATATCAAGCGCAGAAGGACTTAGCGATAGAGCAATTAAACTTATTAAAGACGCTGAAACTGCAAGAGGCGTTAAGGTTTCTGAGGCTGGTGCTGTTAAAACTGATCAGGCTTCAAAAAAATTGGCTCCTGAAGTTTCTACGCAAGTTGCAGAGCAAATTACTGAAATTAAAAATCTTCAAAAAGAAGGAGAAGCTTTAGCAAAAAGATTTAATAAAGAATTTATTAAGTCTCCAAAACAAATAAGAATTGAACAACAGCTTTCAGAAAATATTGCTCCCGCTTTAGATGCTTTAGCAGAATCTACAACCAAAAGATTATATGATCCAATTGCACCAGATGCAAAAAGAAGTGTATCAAGACAAGATTATAAAGATGCATTAAAAGCTAATTGGACATCAATGGTTATTAATGAGTTCGACCCAGCTAAACAAGATGTTGAAACATTTTTATCTACCCGTGGTAATTTACGCGCTAATAGCTTAGCTAAAGAACTTGGTATTGAAGGGATTACAGAAGGCGGTATTAAAGCAGATGTTACAGAGCAAAAAGCTTTAACAACGGAAGATGCAACAGAAGTTGGGATTGATGAAGGAATAGAAATTACCCGTCGAGAAGCCAAGCTTATTAATCCAGTTAATCTTATACCAGATGAAAATCTTCGGGAAAAATACAGAAATACTGTAAAAGAAAAAGTTAAAAATTTAAATACAAAAGGCTTGTCATTTAAAACTTTAAAAGACCAAGCTCCAGAAGTGACAGCCGAATTATTTGGTATACCTGTTAAAAAAGTAACAGATGCGGCTGCTAATTTATCTACAGGAGACTTAAGCGCAATTCAAAATTTTATTAATAAAAATGCAGATACTCTTTTAAAGCTTTTGCCAGAAGGGGGCATCGATCAAAATCAAGCGGCTTCTGAAAGTCTTTTAGGTACTTCAACTGGTGTTCCTAAAAAATTACTTGATGCATTTTATGATCCAAAACCAAGAGGAACAAAAGGCGCTGGATTAGCAATACAAAATAAAAGAAAAGGAATAACACGAAAAGAGTTTTTAGAAACTTTTGGTATTGTTGATGGCAAAAAACTAGAAGGATTATCGCCGCGAGGCCCTCAAGCGCAAGCAATGAAAGGAATGATTTCTTTGTTTGGCCGCATGATGACTAATACTGTGGTAAGACAAGAATTATCACAACAATCAGGAACTGAAGCGGCAATTCAAGATATAGCGGCTGGTAAATCGGATCAACAATTTAGTAGAAGAAATAAAAAGATATTAGACGATTTTGGAATAGGCGGGCTATATTATAAATTAGACAGTGAAGAAAATTTGGATAGGTATGTAAAAGATTTTGAAACTAATCTTCTTCCTGTTTTTGGTCCAAACTTTTTTAAGCCATCTCAAGTTGTACCGCTTGGCTCTATACCTTATAATTTAGGTAATCTTAAAGAAAGAAAAAAAATACAAGAAAATTACGAGAAAAAAATACGTGAAGCAATACAAAACTACACCGGGGCAGCAGTTAATTGGAAAATAGAAGGGAATACAAACTCTCCATTTGAAAGGTTATCGTTTTATAAGCCTTCTAAAGCTTATGGAATAACACCTAAACAAATTGCAAAAAATTTTAAAAACGGTAGAATTGCAAAATACAATGAAAAGTACAATTCTATTTTTACCGAAATGTGGGTAAAAACAGCTGAAGCTGTAAGAGAAAATCCTGCTATTGCCCCGGCTTTAATGATATATTATCAAGCTGCAGCTAATAATGCCGCACATCCCCATAGATTAGGAGCAGAAATGATAGGTTATTCTTCTGATCCAAAAGGTATAAAAGATATTAGCGCAAAAGGAAATAAATTTGATAGAAATTATATTTATGAACATGCAGTCCAGTCCGTTGTTGCATATGAAACACTAATGAGAGCGGCCATGGATAAAAATGTAAATTTTGAATCCGTTTTATTTGACGTTAAACAAAATTATAAATTAATCGCATTAGACGCCGCTTTAAATAAAAAACTTGATGAAGCTGGCTTTGCAAGTAAAATGCCTGCAAACTGGAAAAGTTGGCTAGACCGTTATTTTAACGAAAAAGTTGCAGACATAGATGGGGGTATTAACCCGGAAACAATTTTAGATGCAGACGGAATAACTTTTGCTGAAAAATATAATGTTACTAATAAAGGTCCACTTTCCAAAGATCAGTTTAGCAAAAAGCAAAAAAAATTAAGCAAAGAATTTAATAATATTCTTGAAAATAAAACTGGCATCCCTTCAAATAAAGAAATTGATGCAGCTAAAGCTGAAGTTGTAGGTGCCAACAAAGGCCGATTTAATTGGTTTATTCCACCAACAGCAGAAGATTTTGTAGGGTTATTATATCAGTTTTTAGGCAAAGGAGCAGTTGGAGATAAGCAAATGGCTTGGTTTAAAGTTAATTTGCTTAACCCTTATGCTAAAGCAATGAGTGCAATTTCAAGAGACCGTACAAGTTTAGCTAGAAATTACAGAGCGCTTAAAAAAGAATTAAAAATTGTACCTAAAAATCTTAAAAAAGAAATACCTGGAGAAGGCTATACTGTTGAACAAGGAGTGCGTGTTTACATATGGACAAAGCAAGGCTACGATATTCCTGGAATTAACAAAAAAGACGCTAAGGCTTTGCGCGATTATGTTAATGCAAATCCTGAACTTAAAGAATTTGCAGACAAACTAATTGTATTAAATAAAAACGAATATGCAAAGCCAAAAGACGGCTGGACCGCAGGTACATTAACGACAGACATGTTAACTTCTTTAAACGAAGGCGGCCGTGAAAAACATTTAGCAGAATGGCAGGCGAATGTTGATGTAATTTTTAGTGAACAAAACTTAAATAAAATAGAGGCTGCCTACGGCAAAACTTTTCGTAATGCTTTGGAAAATTCTTTAACAAGAATGAAAACAGGGCGCAATAGAACTTATGGTACAGACAATTTAACTGGTAGGTTTACGGATTGGTTAACAAATTCGGTCGGGGCTATTATGTTCTTTAATACACGCTCGGCTATACTACAAACAATTTCTGCTTCTAACTTTATAAACTTTAGCGACAATAATCCAATAAAAGCAGCCGGGGCTTTTGCTAATCAAAAACAATATTGGAGTGATTTTATAAAATTATGGAATTCAGACTTTTTAGTTGATCGTCGCGATGGTTTGCGTTTAAATGTAAATGAGAGTGATATTGCGGACATGGCTAAAAAAGGCGGAGTTCGTGGTGTTATATCTGAACTATTAAAATTAGGTTTTACACCGACACAACTTGCAGATAGTTTTGCAATTGCCGCAGGTGGATCAACTTTTTATAGAAATAGGGTAAAAACTTATTTAAAACAAGGGTTAGATCAAAATGCCGCAGAAAAAAAAGCTTTTCAAGATTTTAGAGAAACAGCCGAAGAGTCTCAGCAATCAAGTCGCCCAGATAAAATTAGTCAAGAACAAGCGGGGCCATTAGGTCGTATTATATTAGCTTTTGCAAATACACCGGCGCAATATGCCAGATTAATGAAAAAAGCTTTTCTTGATCTTAAAAACGGGCGTGGAGACGCTAAAACAAATATATCAAAGCTTATATATTATGGTGCAGTGCAAAATTTAGTATTTACTGCAATGCAACAAGCATTATTTGGCATCATGTTTGGAGATGAAGAAGAAGATGAAGAAAACCAAAAGATATTAAATATAATGAGCGATGAAGAGTTTGAAAAATATAAAAAAACTGTGTCTCCTGAAAATATCCGTGCTGTAATAAAACAAAGAAAAATTGATGTTGATAAAAAGAAAGCATTAGAAAAAAAATTAGCAAAAGAACAAAATAAAGCTACTAATGTAGCTAATGGCATGGCGGATAGTATTTTACGTGGTATGGGTATATATGGTGCTATTATTTCTGTATTAAAAAATACTACAAAAAAAATAATTGAAAGATCAGAATATAAAAATCCTAATTATTCTACAGAAGCAATTTTTGAATTGTTAAAAATATCTCCGCCTATATCTTCAAAAGCAACTAAAATTAGAAATGCTTTACGTTCTTACGAATGGGATAAAGATAAAATGTATGAAAAAGGTTTGGCTTTAGAAAATCCAGCTTATTTAGCAGCCGGTAATATTATATCAGCAGCAACTAATATTCCGCTGGATAGGGTTGTTAAAAAAGTAACTAATATTAAAAATTCTTTAAATGAAGAACTAGAAACTTGGCAAAGAATTGCATTGTTAGGAGGATGGGCTGATTGGGAAATTGGTGCTAAAACAGAAAAAACTGCGGCTGAAATTAAACTGGAAGAAGAACAAAAAGAATTAGAGCTATTAAAAAATATGACCTCACAAGAAAAGGCTAATTACCTTTTAGAAAAGAAAAGAAAAGCAAGATTAGAACGAGAAAAAAACAAAAATAAATAAAAATGGCAGAAATTTCAAAAGACAGCAAATTTACATTAACTGTTGAATCAATGGTTATTTTAGGAGGCGTAATAGTAACCACGGTGGGCATGTGGTTTACGCTTAAATCCGAAATAGAAGAAGCAAAAAAGCTGCCACCCAGCGAAGTATCGCGGACTGAATATGATCTTAAAGATCAATTAATTCGTGAAACAATAATGAACACTCAGCAGCAAGTCCAGCAAAACAGTGAAAAGCTAGATGATATAGACGAAAAACTATACGAACTGATTAAATCAAAATAAAATGAAAAAATTAATTTTAATTGCAGGATTATTATTCGGTCTAAACGCAGCCGCTCAACAATTTGATTTAGTACAGATTAACGCAGATTGGAACTCTAAAAACAATATTGATTTTACAGAAGTATCTGGTATACCTATTAAATACGCTCGGCTTGAAGATCAACCACCACATTTTAAAGAAACTATAAAATCTGTACCAACACTTATACTTTATGTTGACGGACGACTAAGTTACAGCTGGCAAGCTGGTATTGATTTAAAATGCCCTGCTACTCGCGAGAATGTTGCTGATATAATCAAAAAGTTTAAAAATTAATAAAACGCATAATAATGGCAATTAAAAATAAAAAATCAACAACAAAAAAAGATGCTTGTTACCATAAAGCAAAAGCTAAATATGATGTATTTCCGTCTGCTTACGCTTCGGGTTATATTGCTAAATGTAGAAAAAGAAGAGGAAATATAAAATAAACATTATGGCACAAAAATTTAAAGCACACATGATGTATTCTAAAGCCGGAAAAGGTATTATGGCAAAAACTATGCAAAAGCATTTAGAATTAAAAAAGAAAGGTTATACCCATAAAAAACCAAAATAAATATAGTAATATGGCTGTAAGAAAAACAGAAAAAGGAGCAAATCTTAAACGCTGGTTTAAAGAAGAGTGGATTGATGTTCGTACAGGTAAACCATGCGGAAGATCAGAAGGCGAAAAGCGTGGGGTGCCTTATTGCCGCCCTAAAAAACGCATATCAAGCAAAACACCTAAAACAGCTAGCGAAATGTCTGCAGCCGAAAAAGCTAAAAAAATTAAAGAAAAAAAAGCGTTAGGCCAACCTAAAGGCAAACCTCGCCGTGTTAAACCTGTAAAACGTAAAAAATGAGACACATAAACAAAATTATACTGCATTGCAGTGCAACATGTGAAGGCAAACATTATGATGTAGATGAAATCCGCAAATGGCATGTAGAAGGCCGCGGATGGAGAGATATAGGCTATCACTATGTTATTTACCTTGACGGGACAATTCACGAAGGTAGACCAGTAGAACAAGCCGGGGCTCACACTAAAGGATTAAATAAAAATTCTATAGGTATATGTTATATTGGTGGTGTATCTAATATTAAAGATAAGCGTGGTAAATTTCCAGCAAAAGATACAAGAACGCCAGAACAAAAAGAGGCTTTAGATAAGTTTATTAATGAGCTTATGGAAAAATATCCAGATGCAACATTGCATGGCCATAATGAGTTTGCAGCTAAGGCTTGTCCAAGTTTTGACGTACAAGTGGAATATAAAGATATTATAAACTGCTTTGGTAGACAATAAATAAGGAACACAATAAAATGGGCGTACCATACCCAAAGTTCCTGTAACCAAAGGGGATCTCAGAACGAGGTCCCCTTTTTGATTACGGGACTAACTAAACTAACTACATGAAAAACTATATTATGCTATACATATTATCCGTCGCAAGACAAACAATCAGGATCCATGGCAGCGGCTGCAATATCTCCGCGTAGCACAGATTCTGTACGCACATAATACAATGTCTTAATACCTTTTTTCCAAGCTTCCATATGAACTTGATTAATCCACTTTGGTGTAGCAGTGCTTGGAAAGGCTAAATTTAAACTGACAGACTGGTCTATATACTGCTGTCGTATTCCCGCTTGGTTAACCAATTCAAGCTGGTTAATCTCTTTAAACGTTTTGAAAACTTCCTTAGCAGGAATATCGTGCGCCATTTGTATATTATCCAGTTCGTCAATATCCTGAACCGAACCTCCGTCAGCCAAGATCTTATCCCAGATTTCATCAGTATTTAATTTGTGCTTCTTTAAAAGTTTAACAAGTGTTGGGTTTTTTCTTATGAAAGTTCCTTTAGCGCTTTGTTCAGTAAATACATTAGCCGCCCAAGGCTCAATGCCAGGGGAAACATTACCAGATAATTTACTGTTACTAACAGTTGGTGCGATTGCGCGGAGATGTGTGTTGCGTAAGCCAGTGCCAGCACACCACAAAGGTTCACCATAAGTTTCAGCCAAAGCGCGCGATGCTCTTTCAGACTCAATTTTAATTTGAGAAAATATCTTCCGAGTTTCATACTGAGCAAGTAAACCTTCAAAAGGAAGACCCTTTTCTTGGAGATAGGTGTGCCATCCAAGTACACCCAGCCCCAGCGCGCGCCCTCTCTGAGCAGAACGAACGGAGTTTTCAAAACCGCGCAGTCCTTTGGCTCTTTGAATAAATTCCTCCATAACCCCATCAAGAAACCATATGGCGTCGTATATAAGGTTAGTGTCTTTCCATTCTTCATATTTAGCTAGATTAATTGATGATAAACAACAAACAAAGCTATGGTTTTCATCTGTGTGTAATGTAATTTCACTACAGATATTAGTCATATGAACTTTTAATCCGTTTGTTTTATATGCTTGTGGATTTGCTTTATTAGTGTTTCCTTTAAATAATATGTACGGTTCTCCAGTTGCTTTTCGCTTTCTAAGTAGTTTACTCCATCTAGCTCTAGCATTCGCATCTCCTTGTTCAAGGCGTCGCATAAATTTATCACCCACAACTGCGCACTGATGTAGATTAAGCGACTGTCTGTTGACATCCCCTTTAGGCTCTCGTATTTCCAACCATTCTTCGAAATCGTCGTGCTCAATATTGATGTTAACCGAAGCAGCTCCTCGTCTGACTGATCCTTGATTAGTCGCAAGTATTGTGCTATCATAGATTTTACAAAATGGTACAACTCCGTCTGATGTTCCATTACCAGT